AGGAAACGGAAGGCGGAGCGGAAGAAAGCACGACGGAAGAGCCTAAAACGTCAACTGTTTTTGAAATTGAAGACGGAAGCGAAAACGTAGAAACGGAAGCGCCAGCAGCTCCAGAAACGGAAGAGAAAGTCACAGGAGTAACGGATTTAAAAAAGTTAAGCGTTAGCGAATTGCAAGCGCATTTAGAGGCTTTAGGTATTCCGTACAAGTCAAAAGAGACAAAAGCTCAATTGATTAGTAAGTTAACCAAGTAAAAAACGGTTTTCCCCTTAGTTTAGAAGGTAAAATACTGGCAAAATCTTAGTTGAAAGCGAGAAAGTAACAGGGCGCGGCGGTTCGATTCCGCCGAGGGGAGCAAAAAATAAAATACAATGGCAGTAAATAAGCATTTACAAAAGCGCGCGGAGTTGTCAATAGTACAAACGACAGGCGGGAAAGTGTCGGAGGCGATAGAAGAAACGACGCTGGGAGGGTTTTTTAAGGTTGTGGCGGATTTGAGAGCGAACGGCTGGAAAATCGAGAACGAGCATTTATTAGACGGATCAATAAACGTTAAAATGAGCGGGAAAAGCTACGGCGTTAAGTCAACGATAAAAGGAAAGTTAAAGTTAATTTAAAAGCATGGCGGTAATAGTTATTTTAATAGGCGGGCTTTCTGGAGTTTTGCCCTTGGTCTCTATACTTTATGTGGTAGGGACTTTTTCGGCTTCTGGAACACTAGGAGACATTTAAAACAATTAAGTTAAACAGAAGGAGGGGGAAATGACAACAAAGCGAACGAAGCAAACGACAAAGACGGAAAAACCGAGCGCGCCGAACTACGAAGAACTGTTTAACAAAGTTCTAGTGGAGATAGCAGAGGAGGGGATAAGCGCCAGAAAAGCGTGTACAGTTGTGGGGCTGGAAAGAAAGAAGTTTTACAAAATGTTAGAGGAAAACGAAGAGAGGAGCAACCAGTACGCGCGCGCGTGCGAGGATAGAAGCGACTTAATTTTTGAGGAAATTCTGGAAATTGCAGACGACAGCAGCGAAGACAGTATAATCGTAAATAAAAAAGGCGGGGAGAGTTACGAGATTCTAAATAAAGAATTTGTAGAGCGTTCAAAGGTTCGGATAGATGCGAGAAAATGGGCGCTCGGAAAAATGCAGCCGAAAAAATACGGGGACAAAGTGGACGTTGATTTAAGTAGCGGAGGCGAACGGATAACAATAAAATTAAATCTCGGAAATGATGAGAGCTAGAAATAGAATTTTTTTAATAGTCGGAGCGGGAAACGTTGGGAGGGGGTTAATGTGTTTTAATTCTAACTCGGTTAAAGTTGTGGAGGCTCAAAAAATGGAAATTGAAAAAGTAAACGATTCATTAAAGCGTTCAAGTTTGTTGATTAAATCGTTTCACGAAAAGCAAAGACATGGAAAGGGTGAAAGAAAAAGAAACAAAACCAGCTTTAGAAGACAGGCGGTAAAAAACGGAAGAGGTTAAAATGGAAATTGTACCAGATTTTCACGCAAAACAAAAGGAAGCCTTACGCGCTTTGATGAATTACGAAATTAATGTTTCGGAGGTTCTTTATGGTGGCGCGGCTGGAGGTGGAAAAAGCTGGGTAGGTTGCGCGTGGGTTTTGTTAATGTGTTTAATGTTTCCAGAAACTCGCTATTTGATAGGGCGGGCGAAGTTGTTAGCGTTAAAACAAACGACGTTAAAAACATTCTGGCAAGTATGCAAGGCGTACAAATTGAAAGAGGGGAGAGATTACAAGTACAACGGGCAAATAAATGAAATTAGATTTTACAACGGTAGCGAGATAATTTTAAAAGATTTATTCCAGTACCCCAGCGACCCAGATTTTGACAGTTTGGGTTCTTTGGAAATTACGGGCGCATTTATTGACGAGGTAAACCAAGTGACGGAAAAAGCTAAGAACGTCGTAATGTCTCGAATAAGATACAATTTAGACGTGTACGGAATAAGCCCCAAAATTTTTATGAGCTGCAACCCTGCGAAAAACTGGGTTTATAATACGTTTTACAAACCGTTTATAGATGGAAAACTTTTGGAGTACCGTTTATTTATACAGGCACTTTCTAACGACAATAACTTTATATCAAAACATTACCTTTCGAACTTGGATAGGTTGGACAAGGTGAGCCGTAACAGATTAAAATTAGGGTTGTGGGAATATTCCGACGAGTTATCAATGTTTGATTTTGTAAGAATACAGGAAACAATTAACCGAAAGCGGAAATACAAAAGGGGCGGGCGTTGCTTTATTGCGGCGGACATTGCTAGGCTGGGAAAGGATAAGACCGTTATAATAGTTTCAACAAACACGCTGGAGGTTATTAAGATAATTGAGATTGAAAAACAAAAGACCCACTTTGTCGCGAAGGCTATTAAAAAGCTGGCGGACTTTTACGGGGTGGACGAGTACGATATAGCAATAGACGCGGACGGAATAGGCGGCGGGGTTGTGGATCAATTGGAAATGTTAGGAATTGAAAACGCGGTTTCGATAGTAAATAATTCAAGGGCGTTACTAGATCAAAATTTTGAGAACCTAAAAACCCAGCTTTATTTCAAACTGGCGGAGGTGGTAAATGGGGAGCGTTTGGCGGTTAATGAAATTGCAGACGAGCAAGCCGAAAAGTTAACACAGGAATTACAAATTTTAAGAAGGGAAAAAGTAGAGAGGGACGGGCGCGTATGTATGACAACGAAAGCGGAAGTTAAAAAGCTAATTGGACGCTCCCCAGATTATAGCGACGCGCTAGCCTATTTAATGTATTTCTTTTTAGAAGAGGCAGACGATAGCTATTTAACCATGTAAAAACACAGATAAGAATTAAACCAATTTTTAATATATGAGTATCACTACAAAAGCAAGACCCGAAATTTTCACCCCTGCATTTAATCAGGTGGTTTTTATAATGGATTCGACGAACAAAAACGCCGAGGCGTTCCGCTATGTTGTTGACGTTTATTTAAGCGGGACAAGTACAAAGATATTCGAGACGAGAATAGCGCCAAGATACGGCGACGGGTACGCGTTTATTCGAATTGATAAGGAATTGCAAAGCCGAATTAAACAAACTTTTGATTTAGCAAATAAAACAAGTCTGGACGCGTCGGGTTCGTTTGTTAAAATTGACTTGAAAGTCGGGGAGGAGTTTATAACGGATTGGACATACGACGACTATGAATTTCGAAGCGGAAACAAAACCGCGTTGAATGGAACGACGGCGCACCCGTTCACCGTGGGAGATCAAATAAAAGTAAGCCAGACAGACGGGGGGGCATTAAAACCAATGCTGGAGGGTTTGTTTACAGTTGTCGAAGTTCCAAATAGTACAGAGGTAATTGTAGATATTGCGTTCACAGACGTGGGGAGCGGTTCGGCAATGGGTGGAGCTATTCGATACGCGGACAACCGAACAACAATAACAAGGAATTTAAAAACGGAGGTTTTGACGGCTTACGATATGGCGTTAGATTTACCAACGTTTAGAACATACGACAGCGATTTGCATAAGTTAACAGCGGATTCGACAAGCAACGAACTGTTAACGGATTTACCAGATAATTTTTACACAACCGATAGCGCGTTAATGTTTATAAATTTCGGGCAGTTCGAAAGCGGGGAAGTGTCAAAGGCTTGGTTTCAAAATGACAGCGGGACAACGTACAGCAAAGGTGTAGTTTCTGGAGCTGCGAAAATGGTTAGACAGTTTGCGGCTGGAGCTGGAAATTTAGAAGTAAGCGGCTCGACAATTATAACGCCGTCTACTTTGTACTATGACTTCTGGTTGACAGACGCGGGGGACAACCAGTTAACAAAAAAATATAGAGTATTTATCAAAAGACAATGTTTCATTGAGGAAATAGAGGTTTTGTTTAAGGATCGAAAAGGCTCGTTAATTCCTTTTTATTTCAATTTGAGAGCGTACGAAAACGGAGAGATTAAACGCGAAACGTTTAAAAAGCAAATTGGAGAGTATAACGATACGTTAGGAGCGTACACGTTTAACAATGAAGACGGAGGCGAGGAAACAATAAGCGTAGACGTTAAAAAGAAAATACAAATAACTACGGCTTGGCTAAACGATGAAATGAGTTTGTATTTTGAACAGTTGTTAACCTCTAAATTAACTTTGTTGAAACTGCGCGGGGTTTATTATTCTGTGATATGTGAGGAGACAGGATTTAAAACCGAGATTAGAAAAAACAAGCGAATGATTAAAAAAACCATTACCGTTAGATTTTCAAACGATACACCAGTAAACGCGTAAGCAATGCAGAAGGATATTAAAATACAATTAACGGGGGAATTAAAAGGGCTTTTAGAATTGAAAGACGGTAAAGCGTTTCCGTTAATATTTCAAGGTTCGGAGGTTCGGGACTTGGCAGCAAAAAAGGGGAATACTTCGAGAACGTTAACACTAGCGGACACAGAGAACAACCACGCCTTGTTAAATTACTACTATAATGTTAACATAGTGGCGGGGACGTTTGACATTAACAAGCTGACGAAATGTATAGCAATTGAGGACGGAGAGCCGTTAATGGATAACGCCGTTTTGCAATTGGTAAAGGTTATAAAATTACAGGAAGGGACGAACGGAGAGCAGCGCGCAGAGTACGAAGTAATAATTAAAGATTTAACAGCGGACTTTTACACGAAGTTAGGTAACGACGAGTTAACAGCTTTGGACTTTTCAGATTTAGACCATGACTTTACAGCGGCGGACATTACGGGAAGTTTTACAAATACAATTACGGAAGGGTTTAAATACTTGTTACCGTACAACGTGGGGAATAATTACAACCTCACAGAGTTTGCAATGGGTATTTATGCGAAATTGTATTTTGATCGTATTTTTGCGCGGGCTGGTTTCTCGTATTACTGGCAAGGGCAGACGGATATTAATACACGTTTTGATAAGTGGATAATTCCGTACAACGGAGACGCGCCAAAATTGAGAGAGGAAGTACTAGAGGAGTTAAAAGTAAAAGCGGAGGAAGCGACGTTACAAGAATTTGAAGAGGAGCAAACGGCGGGGCTAAATGAGTCGACGCCTATTTATATGCTGGACATAAACACGGAAACGCAGGATCAAAGTAACATTTACGACCCAGTTACAAGTACTTACACTTCGCCTATTTATTCAATAGGAGGCGGGGCGCTTTCTTTTAAAGTGGTTACGGAATACGAAGTTTATTTACAAAACAACGAAGCGGGAACGGTTTACCTAAAAAACATTAGCGGGCTAGGCGCTCAAAAATACAAGTATACACCAGTAGTTTTATTGAAAAAAAGCGGGGTGTATTTCGGGGTGAACTCTAATTTATTTTCGGGTTCGATTATAGAAGTAAACCAAGAAAGCACGTTGCCAGCAGGGGAGACAATTTTAGCAAGTGAAACAGTTGAAAGGGTGTTAATGGATTCGGCAACGGCTGGGGGTGTTGATTATCAGATAGGGACTAAATTAAACGTGTTAGGGGCTAGCTTTTTACGATGGAAAAAAACAAATAGCACAAGCGGAATAGATGCGAGCGTAGATATAGGAATAAGAATAAAAAGTATTTCGATAGAGGTAACGCCGTCCGTTTCTGTTATTGGTTACGGTCAAAGAATTTATGCAAACGATTTTATACCTAAAAAGATAAAACAAAGCGACTTTATAAAATCTATTCTAACGCTTAATAATTTGTACGTAGAAATTGATCAATTTAATTCGTCTAAATTGATATTAAAAAAACGTGATAACTATTTCGACGAAGGTAAACAAGTAGACTGGACGAAAAAACTGGCAAAGAATAAAGAACAGGTTTTACAGTTCTTACCAGCGCTTCAAAATAAAAAGCTAAGACTAACATACAAACAGGACACGGACGAAGCTAACAAAGGATATTTAGAGAATACAGGGGAAGTTTACGGGCAGGTAGAATTTACCTTTGATAATGAATTTGTAAAAGAGACGGAAGTAAAAGAAATAATCTTTTCACCTTCTCCAATGACAAAGACAACATTTGAGGCAGTTGTACCAGTTATCAACGGCGCAGCTCCGAAAACAAATATTCGTTTATTGTACGACGGGGGAGCGTATAGCTGCGAGCCGTACACAATTACCGAGTATTTTAATTCAGTAGGGAACGCGGTAACAACTACCGTAAATAGTTACCCCCATTTGTCGCACTTTGACAAACCAATAAACCCCACATTTGATTTAAATTTCGGTTTGTGTGATTTCTATTTTTATTCATCTTTCGGAGCGAAGACAAATAATAATATTTTTAACCTAAACTGGAGGCGAACAATAAACCAAATAAACACGGGGAAAATGTTAACGGCGTATTTTAACTTAAACGCGTCGGACATTTCAAAGCTCAAACTATCAGATAAAATTTTTGTTTTAGATACGTGGTACAACATTAATAAGATTGAATACGACGCAAACAGCAAAGCACCAACAAAGGCGGAATTAATTACAGTAGACAGCGAGCAAAAGTTTTCTAAGTTCGGGAAGAAAATAATTAGTAAACCTATCGGCGGGGACTCGATGTTAAACTCTATTAAAAATATTGTCTCTAAAATCTGGGGAAGCAATAACGTAGTGAATACAAACGCGCCCATAAATGTAATGGGGAAAAATAACAACGTAGGAAGCGACGTACAAGCGGGGGGAGTTTACGGAGACAGAAACACAGTAAACACAAAAAACGCGTTGATAGTTGGGGACGGATTCACGGCAGAGAAAGACGGAATTTTTACAAACGCCGTAACGTTTCCAAGCGGGAAGACAATAAGCGACGAGGACGGAATAGGGGAGAACTTCGCTAACGCGGATTTGGTGCTAACAGGGGACAGAATACAGGATTTAGCCGCCCATATTTTAGCGCTATTAAACGGAAGCGTAGTAATAAATTCAGGGACTAACGGGACTTCGTTAACGGTAGGAACTGACGACACAGTAGCAGCGGCGGAAATATTTAACAATAACGGGCTAGCCGTGGCGCTTTTGATCTCAAACGGTTTACTTTCATTGCCTGCGGCTTTGGAGTATGCAGACGAGACGGCAGCGGCAGCGGCGGGAGTACCAAGCGGAACGGTTTATAGAACGTCAACAGGCGAGGCAAGAATAAAACTTTAATAAGATGAAACAGACACCTATTGAAATACCCGTTAAATTGGGAATTGCAGATATTAGAAAGCAATTAAAACAGATTCAAGGCGAAATTGCAAACACTTTCGACCCAGAAGAGATAGCGAAACTATCCGAAAGGGCGGGGGAGCTAAAAGATAATTTAATTAGAGTTAACGAGCAAGTAGGAATTTACGCCAGCGGTTCACCATTTGAGCAAAGCGCTAACGCTTTGGGGTTAGTTGGTAATCAATTAATGAATTTAGATTTTGAAGGGGCAGCAGAGAGCGCGCAGCTTTTACAAAACAGAATTAGCAGTATTACACCCGAACAGATCAACAAACAAATGAAGGGTTTAACGGACACTTTTAGTACAATGGGGAAAGTTTCGGGAACTGCCATAACTGGAATAATTAAGAACGTGGGGACAATGGCGCGCGCGTTTATTTCTTTCGGCGTCTCGTTACTTGCAAACCCTATCTTTTTACTTGTGGCGGCTATCGTTGCTATTGTTGTCGCTATTGTAGCGCTTATGAATAAACTGGGACTTTTGAAACCAGTACTGGCAGCAATTGGAAAGGTATTCGAGTTCGTTGGTTGGGTTATTGATATGATTATAAAAGGTTTAAAACAGTTAACGGACTGGCTTGGTTTTACAGATAACGCCGCGAAAGACTCGGCGAAAGTTCATGCACAGGCAGCGGAAGCAAAAGCGCAAGCATACGAGAAGGCAAATAAAAAAATGCAGTTTGCACTAGATGAACAAATAAAAATTAACCAACTAGAAGGAAAAGGCACGTACCATTTAGAACTCCAAAAACAGGAGTTTATCAGAAAGACAATGCTAGCCAGACAGGAGGCAATACAAGCGCGTTTAAAGGAAAACAAGTTAACTGAGGAAATGGACGCGGAGCAGGTTAAAGAATTGACGAAAACGCTAGGAGAAATTCAAGACGCTTACAAACAAAGTGTTTCAGATACCAAAGTTTTAAAAGTCAAAGAGAAAGTAGACCGTAAAAAAGACCGAGAAGACGAAGCGAAAGACGAGGCGCAAGCGGCAAAGGACGCGGCGGCAAGTTCGAAGCAATACGCAGCGGACAGAATAGCGGCGCGCCGAATGGTTCGAGATTTAGAAATAGAGAATTTGACGGAAGGAACTGAAAAAGAGTTAGCGGTAAACGCGGAAAAATACAAACGACTAATTGAAGACACTAAAAGAAACGAAAAACTAACGGCATCCGAGCGTTCACAGACTATCAAACTAATCAAAGAACAGGAAAAAATCGAAAGCGATAAGATAGAGGCGCAAGCATTAAAAGAAAGACAAGCGAAAATTGAAGAGGAAAACCAAATTATAAAACAAAGTCTGGAAACAATAGCGGCAAAAAGAGCGGAGCAGGAAAAAGCTAACGCCTTCGCCGCGATTGAATTGGAAGCGATTAAAAACAAAGACAGTTTAACGGCGCAGCTTGAACTATTAAACGCTCAAATGTTAGCCGAATTACAAAATACAGAATTGACAGAAAATCAAAAGGCAGTTATTCGGGAGAAATACAGACAGGAAGAGGCAGCCAGAAAAGAAGAGGCGGCAAATAAGGAAATTGAAATAAGAAAACAAACAGTACAGGCGGAGTTTCAAATAGCGAACCAGAGCGCCACGGCTTTACAGGGGTTAAGTGATTTAGTTTTTTTAATAAAAAGAAACAACCTTAAAAAAGGATCAGCAGAAGAGGACAAGGCGGCGAGGCAGCAGTTTAAAATTAACAAAGCAATTCAAATGAGTACAGCGGTTATTTCGGGAGTTCAGTCCGTTATGTCTGCCCTTGCACAGCCTATGTTGATACCCGCTCCAATTGGAACGATTTTAAAAGCGGCGACAGTAGCGGCGACAGGTGTAACGGCTGGAGTAAATATTGCAAAAATTGCGAGCGCAAAATACGAGGGAGGAGGAAGCGCGGCAGCTCCAGCGACAAGTTTAGGAGGAAGCGGCGCAAGTTCAACGGGAGGCGCGGCAGCTCCAGCGTTTAACCTTTTCGGTAATTCGAATAACTTTAACAATTTAATGAGCGCGGCAGGACAAGAAAACAACAAGGAAATAAAAGTTACCGCGGTAGTAGTAGCGGACGAAATGAGCGCGGCGCAAGCGACGGAGAATAAAATTTTAAAAAATTCTAGTTTATAGTGAACTATTAACCAAACGAAAACCAATTTAAAAGGATGGAAAGAAAAAGTTTTTTACAAATAGTCGAATACATTAAAGAGTTCGCTAACAGTCACACAGCCATTAAAAAGGTGGGGTTTGATTTTTACGAACAAATTGATAACGTTTTAACTAAGTCGGAAAGATACCCCGCTTTCTTTATTGTGCCTCTACCTTCGACACTTGGAAACAACGAAGAGGGCGCGAAGCTAAACACATTTAACCTAGATATTTATTGCGTTGATATTATACAGAAAGACCGCGAAAACATTTTGGAAATTGTAAGCGACACGGCGTTATTGCTGAATGATTTACTTTTATTCATAAACGACGGGAGTGACTGGAGCTTCGAAGCTGAACAAATTGGGAATTTAGAACCGTTAAATAATAGTTTGTTAGATTATGCAGCGGGCAACAAAATGACTTTAGCGGTTACGGTTGCGGGTTATGGTGTTTGCGAAATTCCAATGGGGGAAATAGTACCTTTTGAGAAGTTTTGCGAGCCAGCAGTATATGTAATAAAAGATCAAAACGGAAACACTTTAGCGAGTGGGGAAATTCCAGCGGGAGGCTCGGAAGAAATACCAGTAAATGTAGGGGAATGTGACCCAGCGACGGCAGTATTAAAAGATACTGGCGGGCTTGTTTTAGATTCTTTGGAAATTGCAGCGGGAGAGAGCGGCGATTTAACCGCGCCAGATGCCAGCTACTCAATAAAAGACACAGCGGGGGCGGAATTGTACGGCGGGACAGTTGTAAGCGGCGGAACGCTAAACAAAACAATACAGGACGCGACAATAAAAAACACAGATAACAGCGTTTCAATTGGTTTAAAAGCACAGGAAACAAAAACAGTACCAGACATTACGGCAACATTATTTAATTCACTAGGGACAGTTTTAGACGAACAAACAAAACCAGCTTTAAAAGATATTGATTTAACAGCGCCAGATATTTCGTTCACAGATTCGGACGGGAATACGTTAACAGTTGCGGCGGGTGTTGATATTATTGCGAGTGCTTGCAGTTTACCAACTTACGCAACTGCTGACGTAATGAAGACGGGACAGACAGCAAGTCAAGTGCCTTATGATGATGGGTATAATGAATTTGGGCGCTTAGTGGATTTTTTCACGCTGGCGGGGAATAATAAGTTTGGAAATACAAACCGCTTTACAGATACGTTAGGCGGTCAAACGTACGCTAACAATATTATTTTAGACCATTCAACGTACAACGGAACGAGCCGTTTAGCATGGTACAAAGGAAACTATACAACAAACGGGGCGACACTTGCAAACGCTTGTTTAAATGCGCACGCGGCAACATACGGGGGTTTTAGTGCTTGGTACGTGCCGAACAAAAAACAGAAAGAAAGTATTTTATATAATGGCGTGCCTAGTGGGGGCAAATTATTAAACTATGCGCCGTTTAACATTACTTTGGCAGACGACTTTTGGACGTGTACAAATACACCAATAACACCAGCCTCGGCGGTTTACGTTTATCAAAACTATAATTATTGCATTGTGACAAATGGAAACATGAGTTATGCAGCGGGTAAACATATTCCGTGTAGATATATAACTGATACGGAGTTAGGGATATGAGAGTTTTAAAATCAATTGAAAGGGACTGGCGTAACTCATTAAGGCGTTTGATCCGAGCGCGGGGACTTATTGACACGGGGTTACTTGTGGAAAGCGTAGAGGTAACGGCAAATATTGACGAGTTCGGAGTTTTAGAAATTGACGTGCAAGCGGTGGACTATATAAAATATTTATACAATGACTATAATTTAGAAGACTTTGTGTATTATCAAAACATAGTTTCGAGGGCTTACATGGAATGGCTCAATATAAAAAAACAACAATACCCACTAGTAGATTGGGGGGTAAAATTTAAACCGAAAATAGTAGTAACACTAAACGGGGAATAAAATAACAATAACAAAAACAGTTTAAAATGGTAATTGTAAAAGGACACGAGGTTATGAACTGCGCGGCGGAAATGTCGTTAGAAATGTTCGAAAGAGTGAGCGCGATTTTGTCGGAAGAAATAGCGTTACCAAACAGCACAAAAGGGGCGTTTAAATATGAGACGCAAATAGAGAAGTATTGCGACGTTTTAGAAGCGGCGGGGCTTCCTTTGGGAGTTGTGGAGGAAATGGAGTTAGAAGAGTTCCAGAAAGCCGTTAAAGAATGGTGTTCTTTTGTTCCAGAGCCTTACGAAATGATTAAGGAATTTGAATTAAACGGAAGGACTTACAAAGCGTTTGAAGGTGAAGAGTATAAACTGCCAGTAAAAGACGGGCGACTTATTGAGAAGTACGCAAAAGCAAATAATAAAAAGTATTTGGCGGAAATGTTAGCCGTAATTTTCAAGGACACGGAACTAACAAACGCCGAACACTACGCGAACGCTCATATCAAAAACAAAGCGAACATTTTTAGAAAGCAATTAAAGGGGAGTGTTGCCGTTCCTTATGCGATGTTGATAGCTAAGAAAATTCTAGTTTCTGGAGCTAAAGAACTGGAAAACGCAAACGAAAAAGAAGCGGAGCAAATGAAAGAAGTTTTAAATTCAAAAGATGAAAACGCCTAAAGACTGGAGCGAAATAACGATAGATAAATTCAACGAGTTAGAAGAGTTAAAAAAAGTAAGTTTTGATAGTATTTTCGATTTTCAGATTTCACGCCTCGCAATATTGACAGACAAAGACGAGGAAGAAATAGAGGAAGAAATAGAAGACGTAGAACAGCTTACACAATTAACACAGAAAACGCGCTGGATTGAAAAAGGCGTTATTCCAAGAAAGACGGCGGAAGACTTCGAGGGCTTTAAGTTTAAAGGGTTTAAGGATTTAAGATTAGGGGAGTTCATAGATTTAGAGCGAACCTTTGCGAAAGACTTTAGAGAAAACGCGGCGAAAATTCTAGCGATCCTATACAGAAAGACAAAAGCGGGAGAGTGGGGCGAGTTGGTAATAGAACCGTATAGAGCCGTGAACGTTGCGGAGCGAACGGAAATTTTTAAAAGCGCTCCCGTTGATTTAGCGGAAAGGGTAATAAGGGACTATTTAGAATTTAGAGAGAATTTTATAAAGAAAAGAAAGCCATTATTTGAAGGTGAGGACGAGGACGAGGAGGACGAAATGGACAACGAGGAAAGCGAGGAGCTGGAAAACTTAACCATTGAAGAGGCTAAAAAGGAAAAGCAAAAAGAAGCGTTAAAGAAATGGAGCTGGGAGGTATTCATTTACCGTTTATGTAACAAAGATTTAACCAAGTTCGAAGAGGTAACAGACTTAAAACTAACTCTAGTTTTTAACTTCGAAACGATGTTAAACGAAGTTAAGTTAGAAGAGTAAAAGGACAGGGAAGCGAAAAAAAACAATTTTAGTAAAAGGTTTTACAATGGCTTTAAAAAGATATTTAGCAAAAATTGAAGGGGACGAGGTGGACGGCAAGGCGTTAACGTGGAGAAAAACAGCATTTACCCAACGCCCAGCCGTTAAGATAAAAGGCTTAATGTTTTCGCAGGATTCAAAAGAGTTATTTTTTGCGGATAACGCTAAAATGAGACTAGCCGCGCCGTTAATGATTCCTATGGTATCTTATCGAAAGGAAGAAATTTTAGAGGACGGGACAAAAGAGCCAGCCTATGAAACGGAATTTACAGCGGAAGAGATACAAAAATTTCACGCTCACTTAATGAGCAACCCAGACAAGTTAAAGAACTTCTTTAACTTGGAACACTCCGAAGAAATTGTACCAGCTTATTTATTGGAAATTTGGATAGTTGAAAACCCGAACACAGACAAAAGTTTTATTACTTACGGGGTGAAATGTCCGAAAGGTACACTTTTCGCAGTTGCTCAAATTACAGACGAGGACTATTTTAACGAATTACTCGAACAGGATAAAACAGGCTTTTCTATTGAGGGCTTTTTTGGACTGGAGGAAATGTTTAGCGATCAAACGGGACAGGAATACGCGGACACAATTATAAGAAACAAGGCGGGAAAATTCCTAGTAATCAAAAGAGCAAGCGGCGACGGGTTCGAGGCTGGAAAATGGGGGTTTGCAGGCGGGAAAATTGAAGACGGAGAGACGCCAGAACAGGCAGCGGCGCGCGAAACATTCGAGGAGACAGGAATAGAAGTACAAAACATTGAATTTGTAGAGACTATCCAAAACGAAGACGGGACAAAAAGCCACTATTTTAAAGCGGAGGCAGAAAAAGAGCCTATTTTATCAAACGAACACGAAGCGTTTAAGTGGATAGAAGCGGAAGAGGCGGACAGTTTAGAATGGATTTTGAACAGTACTAAGAAGTTTGAACAATTACTATTGAAAGTTAAAGAAAATTTAAAACCAAAAAGCATGGATATAAAAATTTCAGACGGAGAACACGAAATTGACGGTAAAATTTACGTCTTTAAAAATGGCGTTCCAGTAGAGGAAAAAGAAAAACCAGCAGCGGCAGAGGAAGAAATGGCAGAAGAAACAGAAGAGGGAAAAAAGCCAGAAGACGAGAAGCCAGCAGCGGAGGAGGAAATGGCAGACGAGCCAGCGCCAGAAGAAGCGGAAAAAGAAGCAGGGACGCCAGAGGCAAAAACATTAACAGCGGACGACGTGAAAGCGTTAGTTACTGAATTAGTGCAACCAATGATCGACGACGCAATGCGCGCCGTACTTTCAGAAGTAAGCAAAGAAGAGGAAGCGGAAGACGAGGGGAAAGCTCCAGCGGGCGGCGCAGCGTCGGAACTTGCTTATACTGCAAACGAAAAGGAATTAAACAGAATTGATTTATTGTCAAAACTGGGAAGAAAAGGCTAAGCCCCGCCGAAAAAAAGAGGGAATTTTTAAAAATTAAAGTTTTTCAAAAAATGGAAAGAGAACTAAGATTTGATTTGAATGTACAAGACGGGGCTATCTTACAAGCAAACCCGCAAGAGTTTTTCGCTAAGGCTTATCTGGATTCAGAAGTGGCGGATAACTACCGAGTTTTACCAAACATTAAAAGCAAAGTGAAAATTGCAATTGTAATGTTTGCTTCGATGTTAGCAGAAAGCGGGTGTGCTTGGGCTGCGACAGATTCAACGTTAGACGCGGTAGAGATTGACGTTTGCGCGGTTAGTGCAATGGCTCAGGTTTGTCAGTTTGATATTGAGCAAAGTTTTGTTAGCGCACAAATGGCGCAGGGTTCAAACTCGTTTGAAATTGCGTCTTTTATGTCTTACTACTGGGCAGAAATGGCGAGCGAAATTAAAGAGGAAGTAGAGTTAATCCGCTGGCAGGGAGACACAGGCGGAACGTTTACAGAAGACGAAGAGTTTTTAGCTTTGTGCGACGGTTACGAAGTTAAGTTAGACGCTGCGGCGTTGGGTGTTACTGCGACTTTAAACGGAACGGGGACGGCTGCGACTTTAAAAGTAAATGTAAGCCGTAAAGGTGTTATTCAAAGCGTGGACGTGTTGACGGCTGGGGCTTACTCAGTAGCTCCGACAGTTTTAACGTTAGCGAACACAGGCGGAGGAACTGGGGCAACGTTTACAATTGCAACTTCTGGAAGTTCACCGAGCATTACGGTTACAGGAATTACAGTAACAAACGGAGGAAAGCGCTATCAAACGCGATGTGAGTACGTAACGGGGTCGACAGCTTTGGCAGTTGATACAATTTTAACGGAGTTGAATAAGGTTTACGCAAAATTGCCGAAACGTATTAGACGCCGTAAAGATTTGTTACGTTTGTATATGTCGCCAGTTGCGGCGGATTTGTATAGACTTGCGACAGCTTCGGCAAATACACAAAGCTATATTACGACTTCTTTGGCGTTGACGTTCTTAGATATTAAAATCGTGGTTGCTGACGGTATCTCGGATAATACTATGGTAATGACGCGAGCAAGTAACTTAATTTACGCGTTCGACGGAGCAACAGACGGGGAGCAATTGAAAGCGGTTAACCTTGGAGACACTACAAACGAGCCGATCATTAGAACGCGCGCGAATTTAAAAGTAGGTTTCTATCTGGTAAACCACGAGGAAATTGTTTACTACAAAGTAGTATAACAGTTCCAGAGGGAAAAAGTAGAGGGGGCAGAATAGCCCCCTTTTTTAGATAACATTTAAAATTTTTAATCATGGCTTGTGGAGATTTAGAAGAAATTGAAATTGGTTGTACAAACAACCTAGGGGGCGGCACTGAGTTTTTAGTAAACGATCAGGCGAGCATCACAGTAACCAAAGACGCGGCAACTCATAAAGTTACAGCGGCAGTTCACGAAAGCGCGTTTTTAAACATTGCTTTCAAGCGTAACGCTATCAAAGTCGAAGAGGAGGAAAAAATTAACTTAGACGAAGGGAGCAACTACCACGAGGCAAAAGTTACTTTATCTTTAAAACGAAGAGAGGGAGAAAAGTCCGCAAAAATTAAAATTCTTGGCGAAGGACAAAGGCTTTTAGCGATTGCGTTTAAGGACGGGAACGGCTTGTGCTGGTATATTGAGAACGCGCAACTTTCTGGAAATGTCGGAGGGTTCGGACAAAACAAGGCGGAGGGGTCAAAATACGATCTTTCGTTCATGGCAGAAAATGAGTATTCAATGTATCAAATGGACGCGGCAGTTTTTGCACAAATTAAAGCAGCTCCAGCGCCTTAATAATTAAAGTTAATAAAGAAACCCGTTAAGTAAATTTAACGGGTTTTTGAGGTTAAAAAAGGTTCGAAAATGATTTACATAGAAAAAGGACAAATTAATAAAGTACCAGTAACAGCGGCGGAACGTTCAAGAATTACAGACCCGTTTTACTTATTGGTTCTTTACCCAGAATTTGACAAAGATAAAGGGCTTATTTTTTTTGCAGCTCCAGACGTTTCGGGCTATCCTCAAAGAATGAATATTTTTGAACTGGTAGAGGGAGAAAGTGGAGACGAGCAAACAGCTAACGGCTGGGAAACTTTAGAGGAAGGCAAAGCACATTTAAAACTGGAGAAAGGGCAATATAGTTATAAGGTTTTTGAAAGTGAAAATTTAGTTTTCACAATTGAAGAGACAACGGGGCGAGTTCTCGAAGAGGGGCGCGCGGTTGTTGGTTTAGATATTGACACGCAAATAAGCGGGCAGAGTTCAGAAGCTCCGCAAGTTTACAAATAATTTAAGGCTATGGGGGTTTTATCAAATTGGTTTCCGAAAAAGGAGAGAGAATATTTACTTTATACAGAAGAGCCAGCACCACAAGCGGAGCAAGCGCCAGAAGTAGGAGTAATGAAAGCGGGTGAATTAAAATACTCTAGCCCGTTTTTGAATTTAGGAGCGGGAAATTTAACGCTACCATATATAAACAACACGTACACAGGCGCGCAGGGTTATATCCGTTTTGGAAAAGATAACCTTTTCCCGCAAATGGTTAACCAAATGTACTACACAAGTTCATTAAATGGTGCTATTATTGATTTTAAAACTAACGCCGTTTCGGGTGGTGGTTATGAACTGGTGTTAAAAGATCAAAGCGAGGCAACGCGAGCGCGTGCAATTAACTTCGAGATCAAAAACAAGATCAAAAAATTGCGTATTCCAATAACCCGCGATTTAATACAGCATTATAGAGCTTACGCGCTTTTAGAATTTGACAGCGGGGAATTTAAAAAGGCGACAAGAATAGCGCCCGAAAAAGTACGTACAAACAACTCGAAAAAATTATATTTCGTTTGTAACGACTGGGTGCAAAATACAGAAATTAGACAAATAAAACCGTACACGGGGAAATTTGACGAAAAAGAAAAAGTAGGGCAGAGCTTTTTTATTTTGCCGTATGAATTAGAATGTGTTGGGCAAGACGTCTACCCTATTCCTACCTATTCCAGTGCTTTTAACTGGATGGAATTAGAGGGAGAAATGAGCCTTTTGCACAAGTCGAACATTAAAAACGCTATTTTCCCCTCGTTTGCTTTATTGTTTCCGAAAAAACCAAACGGAGACAAAGAGAAAAACGCAATTAAAAACACAATTGAAGGGGCAAAGGGAGCGCCGAACGCTGGACGAATTTTCGCGTTATTCGCTAACAACTTAGACCAGTTGCCAAAGATTGAAGCGATACCAACAAACCAGAACGACAAACTTTTTGAGCAAACCGACGAGAGAATAGACGCGCAAGTTTGTAAGGCTCATTGCATTGATCCGCTTTTAATGGGTATTCGAGTAAGTGGGAAACTAGGGAGCGGGAACGACATAGAAAAAAGTTACATTATCTTAGAAAAAAATACTATTTTACCAATGCGCGAAAACGTGGAGGAATTTTTTAACGAAATTCTGAAAATTGCAAGGGTGAAGGCTGAATACAAGTTGAAAAATTACCAGATTATAAACGACGCAATAGTGGAGCAAGGGACAGATAGTACAAAAATTCTTGAAAATCTAAAATCTATGTCGCCATTGCTGGCTAATAAGTTCTTGGAAAGTTTAACTTTGAACGAAATTAGAACAGCAGGGGGAGCGCCAAGGGTGAACGGAGGCGATAAAGTAACGACAGCGCCAGCGGTAACAGCTCCGCCAAGTACAAACACTCAAACGGGGGAATAATGAAATACTTTATTACAGAGAATTATTTAAAGGACGAGACGCCGATAACGGCGAATTGCGACGCTACAGACATAGTACCATGGATAAAACCAGCGGCGGAAATTAGGATAAAACCAATTTTAGGGAATTTGTTTTTTAAAGACCTTTTAACAAAATACAACGCGGAAAGCCTTAGCGAGGACGAAGTAGAATTAGTTTTATTAATTCAACCATGCGTGGCGTGGAGAGCTGCGGCAATGACAGTTTATAGCCTTTCAAGACAGTTAAAAAATAAAGGGCTTCAAATTCAAAACGGGGAAAACTCGGAAGGGGTAACGCTTAACGAGGTGACATTTGGAATGGATCACTACGGGCAAATTTCCAAACAGTACGAAGGCGACTTAATCGAGTGGTTAGTAGAAAATAAAAATACTTTTCCCGTATTAATGAGCGCGGAAAATAAAGGCTCAAAAGTAAAGGACATTTGTAACGCTTCGGAATTGGATGAGGGGTTTAATGATTCCATTTTATTCATATAAAAAAGTAAATTAAATGAAACCAGAAGCGACAAGCGTACACGCGACAAATAAGGAATTGATAATTAATTTATTCGGTTTGATACTTGCGTATTTTAGCCCAGTAATGGGAATTTTTTTAATGTTAATATTTGCAGCTTTAGCGGATCACTTTATGGGGGTCTGGCGAGCGGTAAAGAAAAAGGAAAAAGTTTCTTTTTTATGGGGTCTTTTAACCAGCTTTACAAAAGCGCTCCAATACTTTTTAATTGTGGCGGTGGTGTTCATGGTTGAAAAATATGTTTTAAACGATTTAGTTAAACAGTTTTTAGAAATAAAAGCACAATTTTTAGGGGTTAAATTAACGGGCTTGGCTTTGGCTTTGCTGGAGTTAAAAAGCATAAATAAAAGTTATAAAGACGTTAAGGGCGTCGGGTTGTTTTCTGCCTTATTCGAAGGAACGGGGAAAGCGCGAAAGCTAGTTAACGAAATTGGAAAAGTAAAAAGCGGTTTATCTATTTTGATCCTGGGCGCGTTCTTGTTTAGTTGCTCAAATGCAAAGCAAGCACAAAGAGGGTTGGATAAATTCTATAAAAACGGCGGAAAGATTGAAGCCCAGAAAGTACCCGTTATTATTCGGGACACTTTAAAAATAATGGGTAAAGATTCGATTATAGAAAGAACGGTTTTTATTGACTGCCCGCAAGCGGAAACGCCAAAGACCAATACAGAAATAAGACAAGAACGCAAAAGCGAAAAGGACAGCTTAAAACATTCGGAGCAGCTTTACAAATTGAGGAATGAATTTATTTTAGATTCGTTAGCAGAAGACAGGAAAACCAAAAAAGTCGAAGGCGTAATTTCTAACAAAGGGAAAAAGCAAGACAGAAAGAAAGTAAAAGCGGAAGCAAAACAAGCGGAGAAATGGACGGATAAGCCGTTAATACTTTTCGGGCTTGCCTTCTCTTTGTTTTCGCTGGGGTTTTTGGTAGGTAAATTTTTTAAAATTCACTAAATGAGCGACAAATATAAAGGGGTAATAATTGAAGGCTCAATTTTCCCCGACGATCCAATTAAAACAGATTTGAAAATCAATTTCACCAAAGAACTTTTGAGTGAATATTTACCAGTCTGGGAAGAGGTAACAAAAAACGATAATCTAGGATTGAAACTTTTAATGTTTATAATGGCATCAAAAGAAGGATTCGAAAAAGGAAGCCGAAGCCATGACAATAACAACCCCGCGAACATTGGAAACACGGACAGCGGAAAAAACAAATACTTTGCAACACTTCGTGAAGGCGTAGAGGCTCAAAGGGAATACGTTTTAAGAGTTGCAAAAGGTTTGCATCCAGCTTACAAAATAGGGAAGTTAATAACGTTAAAACCGTTTTACTCGAAGGAAATAGCGAACAATCCGAAGACGTACGCGGGCATGAGTCCATACGTAGCGGGCTATCGTTTCACGTACACGGGACAGTTAAACCAGTTTGTTAAAATCTATTCGACAGGATCGAGACAGCGAAACGGGTATTTAAGTTACATTATTTCGTATTTTAAAAACCACGGAATAACGATAACGCAGCATAGTAGAATTTCTGAAATTGTCGAAATTGTCAAAAAATAGTTTATATTTGTTTTCGATCTAGTTAAAATTTGTGTTTTACAGTAAGTTTAGGTAAGAAAAAAGCCGCGATTTGTCGCGGCTTTTTTGGTTTTATGAATTTTTTTTATTGCAAAATGTATTTTAATACAATTTAATTGTATATTTGTCAAACAGAAACACAGAAAAAAATGAGAACAGAGGCAATTTTAAAACTAGAAGAAAAAGCGGAAGAGCTTTTAAGTATGGCGGAAGGTATGGACGTACGCGTTAAACTTCTGACTGAACAAATCGAACTATGGAAATGTAACTTTCCAGAAAGCGGAAAAATTTTAAAATGGAAAAAAGAGCTAGACACGCGTAGACGTGGAGCGCGTCGCCTTTGGGAAGCTTATTTACAAGTATTAACACAAATTAAATTAAGTTATGAGACAGGATCAAACGCCTAAAGAAAAAGCAAAAGAGTTGCTTAGTAATTACATGAAAGCAACAAATGAAACAAGTGATTTTAGAATGGAACTTTATCACCATATTCAAACAGCTAAACAATGCGCAATTATAGCAGTTGACGAAATAATTAACGCAATAAAATATACAGATGCTAAAAAAGATTTAGGATATGTAGGGTTTTGGAGTCAAGTTAAACAAGAAATAGAAAAATCATGAACAACAATAACACATTAAAAAACTGGCTGAATAAATTTAATAAAAAGCCAGAAGCAAAGCCAGAAATAGAAAAGGCAAAAGCACAAAGCACAGTTTATCCAGACGGGAAGAAAGTAATTCACGAAAACACAAAAAAAAATGACTAGAGAACAGCAAGCGGAATATTTAAAAGAGCAGTTAGCCGCGCTTTTAAATGACAAAAAAGAAAATCCTAATAACGAAATATTAATTTGTCATGTAGATAAAGATTTATTTATTGAAATGTCATTTTGTTTCATATCAAAACACGGTAAATAAGATGAAGTACACAGAAAAAACAGAAATTGACGGCGTAAAAAAAGCGCTAAAAGTATTTTTAGCCCAGCAAGGGACAACGCTAAAAGAGCTTTGCGGAAAACATGGGTTAAATTATAATTCAGTTTACCAGAAAGTAAACAGGGGGCACGTTGACGAGGAGGAAATAAATAAAATTGCCGCGTTAATTGATCCGTGTTTTACTCTTCGAAAAATTAACAATACTTACATAATAAATAGAGGGCTGACAAGATGAAAAAGAAAATAGCACCATACACAAAAGCGGACAGCTTAATAAGTGAATGTAAAGATATTGATTTTAGAGCGTTTGAAACTAGCAGGCAGTACAAATGTGATGAAATGGCAAAAAGTAATATTAGAGGTTGCGGAATGGCTTTAATAGTAGTAAACGAAATTCTGGATTCTGCGTACTGGTGGCAAGTGAAAAGAAAGTTATTTTTCCAAGCCGTCAAAATAGCGATTTACGTAAGACTAGCAGAGGCAAAAGATACACTTAAAAACGCGGAACAATGAGTAAGGAACAAACAGCGGTAGAATGGTTAGAAAGTCAAATAAGATATTACATATCAAACGATGATAGATTATTTAATATGTTTAATCAAGCCAAAGAAATGGAAAAGCAACAAATAGAAAACGCTTTTAACGACGGCTGGGAAAATGGACAGTCAAGAATAGAGACAGAAAAAGACTATTACTACAATAAAACATTTAAATAATGAGAGAGTTTTTAGCAGCGTTACACGAATACCCTATTACAAGTTTTTTGGTAGCGGTTTATATTTTTTCACTAATTGCAGTAATTAAAGGAAATGGCAAATAAAATAAAATTAGAAGTAACAGAAGCTCAGTTAATTGCTTTAATCGAAATCACAAACGAATGTTCTTCTATGATTGGAGGAGGAGAAGATAAAGACGATAAAGACAGAGTTAGATGGGTAAAATTAGTTGACCGAGCATTAAAAAACAATGGTTATAAAAGACGATATGAATAAACAGATAAAAGTGATAGAATGAAATGGCAAATAACTTAATAGGAGGCGTTTTAATAGCGTCCGCGTTTATTTCAGTTGCAATACTAACGCAAAGCGGAGAAATGACGCCAGAGGAAAGAAAAAGCGTATATTTGAAAGCTCAAAGTAAAACATTAAACGAGGCTTTAACAGTAAACGCCTTTTTTAAAAGAGAATTATTTAACAAAAACTTGCCCGACTGGTCGCAGGATTCAACGAAAACACTAGGAAAAATTTTCTATTTGCGACATATTGAGGCTTTAAGTAGGTAAAACACAAAAAAAAAACGATACAATGAAAGAAAGTGAATTAAGACTTGGGAATTGGTATATGTACGCTAATTATGATGGAATTATAGCGCGACAAGTTAAAGAAATAAAACGAAATCAATTTGGGTTAATGGCTGATTATGATGGTGTGAATTTTGAGATATGCAGACCTATTGCACTAACGGAAGACTGGCTTTTGAAGTTTGGGTTTAAGAAAAAGGAAAGGTTGCCATTTTTTAAAATTACTTACTTGGTAAATTATTCTTTAGAAATAAATCCTGATAATGGTGTAGTATGGCTTGAATGCATGACAGCTACGCACAGTGTAAATCCTTGTGTTAATATTAAATACGTACACCAACTACAAAACTTATATTTTGCATTAACAGGCGAAGAGCTAGAAATTAAAAAATAAAAAGAATGAAAACTGTAAAACAACTCCCAACACTAGAGCAGCTAAAAGCTGGAGAGGTGGAATTTTCACCACTTAAAACATTATTAAACCAAGAACCCGCGAAAGAATGGTTAAAAGAGTTACCAGACGCGAAGACCAAAAACGGCGAGCCTATTTATTTTCTTCCTATTGAGCGAATAGACTATCTTTTAAATTCAATTTTCGCGAGTTCATGGATTGAAATTTTAGACACCAATTTAACTCAAAATTCAATCGTTGTAAGTGTTCGCCTTTTGTACGTAAACCCAGAAACGGGACGCGTTGAACACACAGACGGCGTAGGGGCTGCCAATTCAAGACTAGGGATAGAGCAAGCCGCGCCAATAGCGGAGAGCTTGGCGAAAAAGAACGCGGCGAAAAAGCTTGGGCGTTTATTCGGGCGTGATCTTTCGAGAGATTTAACAGAGCCAGAAAAAGCGGAGCAGCCAAAAGAAAACAAACTAGAGGAAATTATAGAGCTACCAGAGAACCCAGTAAGAGCGAGAATTTTAACACAAATTCGAAAATCTAAAACTTTGCAAGGGTTAAGAAATACAGCCGCCGCAATTGAAAAAAGGCTGGAAAGCGAAGAGATAACGCAACAAGAATTTGAAATTTTGACGGCGGAACTGGAAAAGAAAATAGAATTTCTCAAAAAATAATACAAAATAATTGTAGCGGAATACATTTATTTTGTATATTTGGAGAAATATTTAAAACGTAAAACATGAAAAAAATCATTTTATTAGTCGGTTTAGCTTTGATTAGCTGCAAAAAAGAAGATACACAAAAAGCGGTTGAATTATCCGTTAAAGTGGATTTTTCGCCCGCGTGGATAAACTCGCATTTAGAAGACGGGGAGAAAGTAGTTTTAACCGTTGACGCTTCGCGCGTATTTCTTGGAACGGATCAAACAATATTTACTTTTGATTTGGTTTTTAACAACTGTCAACACCAGAAACAAACGTTTACAACGTGGAGACAAGAAAAAGAGATTTTTGTTAACTACGTTTTGACAACGGAGCGCGACACGTTAGAAACGGGAGTTTTTAAAATGAGCGAAAAAGGGGAAACAATTAACTATTAATTTATAAATAACTGTAAAATGAAAAAGATCGAAACAAAAGTTATATTTAGATGTTCGGGGCTGGGCAAAATTATGACAAGCCCACAAGGTAAAACAAACGCGCAAAAATACGCGGACGCTTTGGAGAGTTTAGCGAAGGCGGAAGCGGAGTTAGAAAAATGTAGCGCCACGGCGTTAAAGACACGCGAAAAGCTAGAGGCAAAAATACCAAAATTAAAAGCCGAAATTGTAGAGCTGGAAAAAGTGAAAGACGAAATTCTACTTTCGAAAACTTGCCGCGATTACTTAAAAACAATGGCGATTGAAATACGATACAACCGTAAAAAAAGAATAGTTAACAAGTACGTAAAAAAAGGGTTAGCCGTCGAGGAGCAAAGTATCGAACTTTATAGCGAGTTCAAAGGGGAGGCGCTGGACAACAACAAAGAGAGATTAGAAAACGAATTTTTCACAGGTGAGACAGATTTGAATTGGCTGGATTCGTTGGGGCAGGTTTCGAAAGTTACAGATATTAAAAGCTCTTACGACATTGATAGCTTCGAAGACAACCGAGACGAGGACGCGAAAAAAGATAACCGTTTGCAGTTGTTAGGGTACTGCGACTTGCATAACTGCCAAAGCGCCAGCGTTGCGAACGTTTTAACAAATAACGATTACTCGTTAATAATGGACGAAATTAGACGCGAAACATTTAACGTAAAAGCGGACGAGCTGGAGGGCTTCGAAGTTCCGTTAAAACGAGTTATTGAAATTGCAAAAGATAATATTTTCGACTATGTGAGTTTTTGCGAGTTCTTAACGGATCAATACGGGAGCGAAATAGTAAGAATTTTGGCAAAGGGCGAACACTCGAACGAAGAGGCGCAAGAAATGTTTAATTCGTTTGTCGAAGTTGAATTACAAGATAGAGTTATCGAAATCGAAATAGACCGAGACGAGGACGAAATTAACGCCATTAAAGAACGCATCAAAGACTGCCGTAAATACTTAGCGAATAAATATAATATTCACCACGTAGAGGGTTAAAAGAATGGAAACGGCAGATAATACGGGGGAGCTTTGGATAGCTCACATAAACAGACGGGACGAAATAGACGGGAAAGGTTTAACCCCAGAAATGGCAGCGCGGGAGCTTGGAATTTATACAAAGAGAAGACCGCTAGGAATAGCGTTTAAAAGGTTTTTATTCTGGTATTATGTGAAGCAACAAAACCCCCGCGTAACATTTGACGAGATAGGGAAAATGACAGGCGGTCAAAATCATTCGACAGTTTACAAGGGTATTGTGTACGCAAAAGACCCGTTTAATAGAAAAGAGTATTTAAAGCCGTACGAGGAGGAAGTTTTTAAAGTAATTTGTAAAACAGATTTTACCAATGTTAGAAAGAAAGGGCAGAGCCTACAAAAAAGGAAAAAGTAAAAGGAAGTCGCAAGCCGAAAAGGTTTTAGAGATAATCCAATTTTACACAAAAGAAGAACCGCAACACGGAATAAGTACGGATAGACTAGTAGAAAAAACGGGGTTAAAAATCCACAGTTTGAGCGCTAGGCTTTCGGAGCTGGAGCAAGACGGGAAAATATACCAGAAAGCTAAACACGATTTAGACGGAACAACCTATACAGTCTGGAGCGAAACGCCAGCGGATTTAATAGGACTAAGACGCGCCGAAAACTGGAACAAAAGAATGGCGCTTTGGCTGGGCAAGGGTCTTAAAAATGGGTTTATAACTCAAAAAGAATTTAGAGTAATTGACAAACAAAACACGCTTTTTTAATTATGGAAACATTCAACTCTAAAGACTTCGTCTCAATGTTCAACGAAGTTAAAACACAGGAAAAAGGACGGAAAGGAATAGCGCGCGGACTATCTGACAAAGACGAGCGTAATTTTAAGAAGCTAGTAAAGCGAGGTTTCACGCTGGAGGAAATGAGAGCGGCGGCGGTGCAAATGTTCAGAGACCCCGAACAGTGGGCGGTAAATTCTGGAAACGATATACCAACACATTTTTTAATATCTGGCAACTTCGAGCGGTATTTTAACGCAGCGGTAAACGTCGAAGAGAAAAAGGCGGAAGACACCAAAGGGGAAGAAGTAAGCGCCGCGGCTCTCGATAGTATGCAAGAACGAAAAAGAAGAGAGGAGGAAGCGGAAAAAGTTTTTTTAGAACAGTCCCGCCAGCTTTACACCGAAAGCCTTTTAAAAGGCATCTGGATAGGCACGGAATACAACGCGGGAGTGATTGGATTGGAATTTAAAAACTCGTTCACACAGGAAGAGAAAAACAAAATCTGGAACGAAATCCAAGCCGAGAACGAAAAAAGCGAAAGGCTTAAAAGATCGTTACTAATTGGTAAAATAATCGAAAGTAAAATTATTAACCCGCGCCGAGAGTTCGCGCAAAGAATAGTTAAAGAAGCGGTAAAAAGGAAAATTTCAGAACCATGGAAATAAAAAACAAGAAGTGTAAAATTTGCGGGGTAGAGTTCAAGCCGTTTAGATCGTTTCAAAATTGTTGCAGCGAGTTACACGCGCGAGAACTAGCGAACCAAAAAAAGAAAGCAAAGGAAGAGAAAGGGGCGACCAAGAAAAAGAGCGACAGGCTTTTGAAATTGGAGCTGGCAAAAATAACATTTAACGCTTTTATTCGAGAAAGGGACAAGGGTAAACCGTGTATTTGTTGCGGGAAGCCTCTAGGGGAAAATTACCAAGCGGGTCACGCGTTCAGCGGCGGGGGACATTCGGCGGTTTTGTTTGACGAAGACAACGTACACGCCCAACGATTCGACTGCAATAATGCAAAGGCGGGAAATGTAACCGAGTATTTCGTAAGACTGGAGAAACATTTGGGGGTTACTGGATTCGAACTTTTAAGGGCTAGGGCTTACGAGCCGAAAAGCTGGACAATTGAGGAACTGGACGCCATAATAAAATACTATCGAGAAAAAACAAAAGAATTAAAAGCCCGCTAATAGCGGGCTTTTTTCATGGTCAAAAAAAATATTTCAAAAAAAATAAAGTAAAATGTATTTTAATACAATTTAATTGTATATTTGTAAGACAGAAACACAAAAGAACATGAAACAAGATTTAACATTTACAAAGCCGTTAATTAGAGGAATTAAAAGAATAGTTAACGAGTTGCCGCAATTAATAGAGGAAGTAGGAGCGGAGAAAATTAACAACCTTTCGGAATTATCAAACGAGGAAGTAATGGCGCTAAATATCCAGCTACAAAGAGCGGCGCAAGAAATTAGACCAACTCACAGAATTTCAGACGGAGGCGGGGACGCAATAGGGCTAATGATCGAACACGCAAAAGAAAGAAAAATAAACGGGGTGGTAGTTCGATAACTGCCCCGAATAAATCAAAATAAAATTTAAAATTATGGAAACAACAAAATTTAAAAAAGGAGATAGAGTTGAAAAAAAAGGTGAATTAGGAACAGTTGTTTATGATTCTGCTGAAATTAGAGGTGTTGAAAAAGTACAAGTTTTATGGGATGGCAGAAGGGCAGATTGTACTAAATGGGGTTCAGTAAAAGGTATAAAAAAAGTATAAACAAGTAAAAAAGTAAAACATGAAAACAGTAAATTTAATAACAATTGTAGCCCTTCTTTTAATTGTCGGGCTAGTTTTAGTATTAGCGATTTATTCAGAGGTTAGACGAAAAAGAAGAGAAAAAAACAGGTTAGTGTTTGGGGTTGACTTTGGGAAAGGAGAAAGCCAGAGCGGGAAAGTTTACGCCGTTTTTTCGGATCAAAAACAAAGCATTGAAATAGTAGAACCAAAGCCCGAATTTTTAGTTGAAATAATGGGCGGAAACCTTTGGGCGTTTACTTACGAAATACAAGCGGGTTTGTACGGTGGTGCTTCTGATATTTACGACAGCATCAAAGCGGGAAACGGATTTTTCACAGAGGAAAGCGCGAACAGTTACGAGCGTGTTTTTATCGGTTCTAAACTTCTAGCGGAAGTAACGTTAACAATTACGAAAATAGAGCCAGACGAGGAAGGGGGTAAAAATGACTTGTAGAGTAATAAATCATTTACCGTTATGTAAATGGAAAGCGGTAAGGCTTTTAAAAGATGAAACTTATTTTATTTCAAAAGTAACCCACTACCCGACACGCACGGGGGTAGGTTTAGAGATTCAAACGTTAAAAAATTATAGAGGAGGCAAAGAAATTTATTATACTTATGAATTAACAATGTTTCAACTGTACGAATTAAAAGGCTTCGAAGGTAGATATTTTCAAGGGTGGGAGTTTAACGATTATTTAACCAGTATAGGAAAATGAAACAAAATGAAATAGGGGTAACGGTTGCAGTTTACGGGCTAACAGCGCAAGAACAAAAAGAGCTAAAAGAGGTTAAAAACATAAACCCCCGCAACCGTGAAGAGGTATTTTTTATTGATCTAAAGAACGGGGAAATATTAAACCAGAATTTAGAGAAAGTAGGGAAAGCCCGAATAAATAAAAGAACGCAAGTTTTAACCATTCGGACAAGCTACGAGGAAAAAATAAAGCTAGGTAAAAGGGAAATAAAAACAATTTTGAAATGAAAAAAATAGATATAAAAGAAGAAATTGAAAACTATCAATTTATTGAGCATAACGACGTGAAAGGCGTTAAAAGAGCGTGGGAACTTCAAAAGGTTAGAGGTTCAAATTTTACACCAAAAAAGAAAAAGCGTAAACGATGAAAAAAGGAAGATTACCAAGGAAGAAAAAGAAAGCGCTAAAGAAAAAGTATAAATTTCTATTTGGCGGAAAGGTAGGGTTTAAAGTTCTTACGTTTGAAGTTCAAAATATAGACTTAAAATATAATGAACACGTAAAGAATTTGCATTTACAGCAAGAGGCAGCGGAAAGAATGATTTTAGGAGCTTTTGGAGTTCCCCGTACATTTATTGACGAGATAAATTTTTTAACTATGGTATAAATGAATACGGAAAAACCAAGTTACAAACAGTTAAAAAGGTATTTTGAAAGCAACGCGGCGAAAATTCCGTTAACGTTGGGGTGTAATTACATAGTTATTCACAACGTCCCCGAATACATACAGGCGGAAATTAGAATAGTTGACAGGATTCTAAAAGAACACGGAAAAAACGCGGTAAATTTTGCACAGGCGCGCGCGGGAGTTGCTGGGTTGTTTCGGGTTTACGTTTTGATGAACACAGAGGGAGCGGACAAAGTCAAAGAGCTAAAGGGCAACCAGTTTAAAAATAAAAAGAACTAAAAAGAGCGGCGGAACAATTATATGTTTATATTTGAAAACTAAAAACATTCAAAAAATGAGTTGGACAGAGTTGGAAATAGTATTTAAAGCGGTTTTTTTAGCGTGGTTTATCGTTGAATTAGACCCGTTACAAAAGGGTTTAGAATATTTAGCCGAAAAGAGCGGATTTTTTAACGTTTCAGTTTACGCCGTGGCGTCTTGCTGGTACTGTCTTTCCTTCTGGGGTGCATTGATTTGTTTAGTATTCAAAATAAACATTCCTAGCGTATTGGTCGGGGCTTGCGTCGCGGCTTTTATTGCTTTTTATACAAACAAAATTTTAAATTCTAGTAAATGAATACAAGACCAACAAAAGACGAGATAGAAACGATTGAGGCGCGCCGTGGGAGCTTTGAAAAGTACGATTTGAAAAGGGTTCAAAGAATTTATTTGAAGTATAACCCAGAGGCAGAAAAAAGTTGTTTGTGTACAAAGGTTCTACGCAAAATTTGGATAGATATTTTTTTTAATTGGTTCGATAGTGTTAAATAAAACGGAAATAGATAACGAGTTTTCGAGACTTTACGCCGAATTATTAAATATTTCGGCGGGAATGTCGGAGAAAAACGGAAAGGCTCACGATGCGCGAATGCTAGTTAATGAGGCTTATTTATACATTTCTAAAAAATCGTGTTTGATCGACGAAGTTAAAAAGGTTCGCATTTATTCTATCAAATTTATACGTGATTCGATTAAGTGGGAAAATTCGGATATTTCAATACATGGGGAAGGTGGGCGAATGATCCAAAAAAAGTACAACCCCATAAGCGAGGACAGGATAAAAAAAGACGAATTACAAAAATACTTTGAAGCGGAACAGGATTTAGAAAAGAAAATTTTAGAACACCAAAGAGAGGTTAATTTTAGAGTTTTAAAGTCCCATTATTACGCGGAAGTAAAAGACCCAGTTTTAAAACGGATTTTTGAGGCGTATGTTTTAGAGGGGGAGGACAGTCAGTTAAAATTCTCGCAGCGTTTTAATATTTCTCAAACTTCCGCCTTTAGGCAAATAAAAGCATTGAAAACAGATTTAAAAAAGTTCGCGGAGAAATACGGGTACATTGAAAAAGGCTAATTTAAAAACAGAATACAATGGCAAAAAGAAAAATTTACAGATTAAAAGAGGACAAAAAAAATTTGATCCTAGAAAGACGCGGGGTGCTTGGAAAGCTAGTCTTTGACACTACAAAAACACCAGCGGAGGAGTACGCGTACCATTACGCTAACGGGTTCGCGGATTGTTTCGACGTGGAGGAAGTGGAGGACGCGCCGCGAGTGGTTAAAATGAAGCTAAAAGCGCCAGCAGCTCCAGAAACGGAAGAGAACGACGACGACGAAGAGGAAGAAAGCGACGAGGAAGGCGGGTTAGATTTAAACCTAGAAGACGAAGACGACGAGGAAGAGGAAACGGAAGGCGGAGC